ACTTACTAGATTATATAAACTATCCACTAATGGACAAAGATTTACTCCAGGATTAAAAGATGTTTTTAGAGCATTTGAAGAATGTCCTTATGATGAATTAAAGCTGGTAATTGTGGGTCAAGATCCATATCCTACATTAGGTGTGGCAGATGGTATTGCATTTAGCTGTAGTAAGTCTGAAAAAGAACAACCATCTCTTAGATATATTCTAAATGAAGTACAAAAAATATATCCATTCTATGATAGACCTTTGGATTTGAAAAGATGGTCTAATCAAGGTGTACTTATGCTTAATACATCTCTTACAACTGAGGTAGGTAAAATAGGAACACATTATCATATATGGGAAGGATTTGTTGGATTTTTATTTGATCACTTAAATCATAATAAAAAAGAACTTACATATCTTTACCTTGGTAAAAAAGCACAGGAATGGGCAGAATTTGTTGGAGATAATAACCACAAAATATTTGCTTCCCATCCAGCAAGTGCAGCTTACAATAAACAAAAAGAATGGAACTCAGATGGTGCATTCTTAAAAGCGCAACAAGTTGTTGCGGAGATTACTGGACACACAATACATTGGTAGTATGGAAGATATATTTTTAAAATTTGTCAAAGAGGGAATAACACCTAATAGTTATTATGTATTACACTGCATTAAAAGTAAAATGGTACCGCACTCTTTTATAAATAAAGAGTTAGAAACTAAAAGATTAATTAATGATGGTTGGCTAAAAGATGACTTGACATTAACAGATAAAAGTATTATCTTTACTACTGAAATTGATGGCTTCTTTAAGAAGTCTAAAAAGAAAACATCTAAAAACTTACTGGGAGATAACTTTGAAGATAATATTAAGAAATATTATGAAATATTTCCTAGTATCAAGTTATCTAGTGGTAAATATGCAAGATCTAATCTTAAAAACTTAGAGAATGCATTTAGATGGTTTTTTGAAACTTATGATTATGATTGGGAAATAGTTTTGCTAGCTGCAAAGAAGTATGTGTTAGAGTACAGAGAGATTAGTTATCAATATATGAGAACATCTCAATATTTTATTAGAAAGCAAAACACAGACAAGACTTGGGATTCAGATTTAGCTGATTATTGTGAGATGATTATAAACAAACCAGATGATGAAATAGTATTTATAAAAGAAAGATTGTTTTGATAGTAGTAAACTTAAAGAAGTTATTTCTTGGACTTGTAGGCAGTATCTGTTTATATCTAATAATTAATAACTTTATCGTGGAAATCAGTGTGTGGAAGTATATTCTTATAGAAGGTTTAATAACCTTGTCTCATTGGATATATGATCAAATTAAAACCACCATTGATGAAGATTTTCTAAAGTAATCAATGTAATATGTATAATAATGCGAGCCCTTTAAAGGCTGTGAGTGAAAGAGACGCTCTTAAAAAAGCTCTCTATAAAATGAAAGCTAGACACAATGGTGAATTAAAATCATTGAAGACAGCTTGGGTGAATTTTAATAATGTTTTTTGTGATGGTCTAGAATGGAGAACTATTACAGTTGTTGGTGCTCGGCCAGGAACTGGTAAGACTTTATTTATGGAACAATTGGTTAATGATGTCATAATGATTAATCCTGACCAAAAGTTCAGAATACTAAAGTTTCAGTTTGAGATGCTGGATGAGACAAATGGCATTAGAAAATTGTCTATGAATGTTGGTTCTGATTACAATACTCTGATGAGTAAGGATAAACCTGTTGACAAACGTATTTTTCAAAAGTGTGTAGAATTTTATGAAAGTACTTCAAGTTATGATATAGTAGATGTAGTCTATGATCCATGTACAGTGGATGAGATGTGTGCTACTATTCATGCTTATATGGAGAAGCATAAAACAGAAAATGGTTTTACTAATACTTTAGTCACTATAGATCACTCAGCTTTATTTAAAGTTGGTAAAGGGCAGAAGGATAAGTTTGAGATGCTCTATGGTTTAGGTGAAGCTCTTACAGAAATGAAGAAGAAGTTTCCTGTAGCATTCTTGGTTCTTAGTCAGTTAAACAGAAATGTTGAAACTATAGAAAGAGCTAAAGATGGTACATATGGAAACTATATTCTTGACTCTGATTTATATGGTTCTGATGCTTTATTACAACATGCTGATGTAGTGCTTGGAATTAACCGTCCTGCTAATAGAAGACTTAAATTCTATGGACCTGAGAGGTATATTATCAACGATCCAGATTTATTAGTATTTCACATACTAAAGTCTAGAAATGGATTCATGGGTATGAACTTCTTTAAGTTAGATAGAGATGTCATGAGAATTATGGAAGTTGATCCACCACCAACATCACATTAAAATTAAAAATTATGTATAACAGAAAAGACAAAGAAAAAGAGTTGATGGAACATCACTCTAAGTTTTTAGAAAAGCTAACCGGTGGTTATCAGTTTACAGCTAAAACTGCATTCTATAGCAAGGGTAAGTTTGGAAGACAGATTCAGTTTTTTGAGAATGAATTAAACAAGGGAACTGATATCTATGTAGAATTAGTGGATATTGAGAGAGATGCAAGAGGAGCTGAGACAAACATGGTTCCTATGTTTTGGGAGAGACCACTATTCAAGTATAGATACAATCCTTATTTTAAGGAAGAGTATGAAGTTAAAACTTCTACAAATTCTAGAGGCGAGGAGTATTCTGCATATGTTATTCCAACTTCAGAACTTGTTTGTGTAAACAAAGGGTCTGAAGAGATTCCTTACAATAGCTATGAGACACAGAGAACTGAAGAACCAAAAGAACAAAAGAAGCTAAGCGTCTTTCCAGATTTTGAGGAAGAGTTTGTTCCTAAACTCAAGACTCAAGAAACTGATGAAGATGTATCTAGCATTCTTTTGCAAATTGCCGAAGGTTTTCAAAAACTAGCACAAAAATTAAAGTAAAATGAGTATAGTACTTCCAACTAAAAAAGTAAAAGCTAACAGGGTTAATCCTAAAAGATTAATTGTGTATTCAAAGCCTAAAACAGGTAAGACAACTGCATTTGCAGGTCTTGATGATAATTTAATTATTGATTTAGAAAATGGTGCAGACTATGTTGAAGCCATGAAAGTCAAAGCTAATAATCTTCAGGAGTTAAAAGAAGTTGGCAAAGCTATCAAAGAAGCTGGTTATCCATATCAATATATTACTATTGATACTGTGACAGCTTTGGAAGATATGGTTATGCCGCTTGCAATTAACTTATATAAGCAAACGCCAATGGGTAAGAATTATTCTGGAGACAGTATTCTTACATTGCCTAATGGTGCGGGTTACTTATATGTTAGGCAAGCATTCTTTCAAGTTTTAGATTTTATTGATACCTTAGCTCCCCATATTATTTTATCTGGTCACATTAAAGACAAGCAGGTAGATGATAAAGGAGAGATGGTTATGTCTGCAAATATAGATTTGACGGGCAAGATAAAATCTCTAATCTGTGCTAACGCAGATGCAATTGGTTATATGTATAGAAAGGGTAATGAAACCATTCTTAGCTTTAAAACTAATGAAGAAGTGACTTGTGGTGCAAGACCAGAGCACTTGCAGAATGAAGAAATAATAATTTCTGAGATGAAAGATGGTAAGTTAAAGACTTACTGGAATAAAGTGTATAAATAATAAAAAACAAACAAAATGGGTTTAAGTACAAAAGATCTAGTAAATGAAAACAGCGGTGGTGGAATGGCAAAAACTATTGCCCCAGGAAACCACACATTAAAAATCAACAGTATTGTGTTAGAAGACTTTCAATTTATTGATGGTGCAAAACATTTAGTATTAAATGTTGAGACAGAGCCAATTGATGGATTTGAAGGTTTTCTGATTGATAAAGATGATGAAAGCAAAGGAAAATACAAAGGTCAAATTGGTCGGGTAAAAGCTAGTCAATATGCATTTGCTGATGGACAAACAAAGTCTGGAATTAAAATTCAAAGAGATAGATCTTTGATGATGTTCTTGGCTAACTTGTCTAAGGCAACTGGAATAATGAAATGGTTTGAGGAGCAAGATAACAAGTTTAATACAATTGAAGATTTTGTAAAGAACTTTAGTAACAATGCTCCACTTAAAGATAAGTATCTAGATTTTTGTGTTGCCGGTAAGGAATATGAAAACAAGTCTGGCTATACTGCATATGACATGTGGTTACCAAAAGCAGAAAACAATAAGTATGCTTATGGTGAAGAAGGTTCTGATAGAATTCTTAAGTATGATGAAGCAAAGTATCTTAAGAAACTTGAGGTAAAGCCAGTAGATAACTTTGGTGATGATGATGATGACTTTCCAACACCAGGTAAAACATCTTCAGATTTTAGTTTAGATTAACAACTCCTAGATAAAGGGGTTGTAATGGCCCCTTTATTTATTTAAATTGGGTTGCTATGATTTCTACAAAGAATTTAATATATGATTTAGCTGATGTCCCAAGAGAATGGGCATTTGAACATTATCTTAACCTAACAGAAAAGCTTACAGGACAAGATATTAAAATGAAATCAATATTTAATCCACGGGAGAAGACACCTTCTATGTGTATTTATATTGACAGAAATAATATTTATAGGTTCAAAGATTTTTCTTCAGGTAATGGTGGTGATTCTATTGCTCTTGTTCAAAGTCTATTTAATTTACCCACTAGAGGTTCCGCAAGCTATAAGATTATAGAAGACTATAACCAGTATGTTCTAAACAATGGTCATAATGCTATAAGATCTTATAAGCAACACAGTAAATTTAAAGTTACTGATTATGAAATGCGGCACTGGAATACTCTTGATCAGAAATATTGGATGGGATATCATATTGGTTCTAGATTATTGTCTAGATATAATGTGGTTCCACTAGAATATTATGTGATGACAAAGACAGATGAAAATGATGTTGTGTCAAGTATAACTATCAAGGGTAACTATATCTATGGTTATTTTAGAGAGGACGGGAATCTTTATAAGATTTATCAGCCAAAAGTGAAAGACAGTAAATTTATCAAGGTAAGAGATTATATACAAGGTACTGAGCAATTAGTATTTGATAAACCTTATTTGATTATTGCATCTTCACTTAAAGATTTAATGGCATATCAAAAACTAAAGATTAGTAATTCCGAAGTAATTGCACCAGACAGTGAGAATACTATGATACCAGAGAACATAATGAACAGCATTAGTTCTAAGTATCACAAAGTATGTGTGTTGTTTGATAATGATGAGGCTGGTATAAAAGCTGCGGAGAAGTACAAATCTAGATATGGTTTTGAATATGTTGTTCTAGAGATGGAGAAGGATTTATCAGATGCTATTAAAGTACATGGTATAGATAAAGTTAGAGAAAATCTATTACCGTTATTAAAACAAGCATTATTATGAGTAAATGGTCATACCAAGGGCAAGACTTTGAAAGCTCCATGATTCCAGAAGGAGCAGAAGGTTTTGTGTATGAGATGCAGGCTATAATAAATGGAAAGCTTGTAAGGTATATTGGAAAGAAGAACTTTTATTCTACGACAAAGAAGAGGATGGGTAAGAGAGCTGTGGCACAGTTACAGGATAAAAGAACTAAGAAGTATACTATACAAAAGAAGCTATCATATATAGATTATTATAGTAGCAATGCAGAATTAAAAGCTGCACATAAAGCCGGGATAGACATTAGAAGATACATAATCAAGATATGTTTCTCTAAGACTGAACTTACTTATTATGAAACTAAGTATCAGTTTGTTAGAGGAGTACTTGAGAGTGATGAGTTTCTAAATGGAAATATTCTAGGTAGGTTTTACAAATTCAAATAATTATGACAGAAGAACAATTAATGGAAGTCTTGATCCAATTGGCGGATCAGGGGGTTACTGGTATTAAGGTACATTATGATGGTGGTGGAGATAGTGGAGCTATTCAAAGTATAGTATATACAGATATAGAAGATGCAAACTTTTCTGATATTGATCTTGTAAGTGCATGGGATCAAAATTTAAATCTTGCTACAATTAATTCTAGTGCATATTCTGATATTGAGAATTTTGCTCATGAAGCACTACTTGATAATATTGAAGATTGGTGGAATAATGATGGGGGGTATGGAGATTTATTAATCAAAGTTCCTTCAGGTGAGTATCTTATAAACAACAATGTCAGAATTATGGAGATTAGAGAACATAATCATCATGGTAACTTATTTAAAAAAACAGAAGAATAATGTCACATCCTTGGCAACATGCAAGATCTTCAGCTAGAAAGTTTGGAGGTTTTCCAATTGATTACATAAAAATTCATGAGTGGTTTGATGAAACTAAGGCTTGGATTGGACACAGTAAACATAGAATGTTCCGTCACCATAGTGAGGGAATATTTGAATGTGAGAAAAAGTTTGGGCCAAGTTTTGAAAATTCAGAGGGCAAAACAGTATATACAAGATATGTTGGAGAACAACATGTAAAAGAAGATTGCAATGGTTATATACCAAGTGCAAAAGAGTGGGTGGATAATATAAATACACCTACAGAATGGATGATTAAAACTTTAAAAATTGAAGACTAATGGAAGATGTAATACAAATAACACATGAAAGTTTGTTAGAAAATGACTGGATATGCTCTGATATAAAAAATCAAAAGTATAGCCATGCTTTTTTTCCAAATATAATATTATTTCTGACTAAGGATTATGGTATTGATAACAATTATATGATAAAGATATTGTCAGCTCCGGATATTGGAGAAACTGTAAATTTAAATATAAACTGCGCTACCATTAATGATCTAAGAGGGCTTGCTCATTTATTTCATAAAGTAAGTGCTGTAGGTTTGATTAAAACATTATTGATAAATTACTAAATTGAAGACTAATGATTTTAAGTAAAAAAGAAGTCAAGAATCTAGTAAGTATGATGAAGTCATCAGATAAAGAGAATCACTATCTGGTGTACAAAGTTTTAGAAGATTTAGATTTAGAAGCAAATCTTGGAGAAGTACTTGTTATTTTTAGATACGGTAACTTTAGGTTAGATGAATGGGAAGACGATTGTAAAAAGGTTTATGACTTTATAATAAATAAACTACATGATTACAATGGTGGATGGGATTCAAAACCTACTACAAGTGATATCTTGTCATTACTGACTAAGAATAATGCTTCTAAAGATTCTATAGAATTATTTCTAGAGTACTTTATGATGAATCTTGGTAGAATGTTGGACAACATGGGTTATCCAACAGATAAGTTTGAGTTAACAATTAAATTAAAAGACAATGGACAAACAGCAGAGTCTAAGTAAAATTAGTAAAGAGCTAATGTTGAGAGAGCCCTATTATGGGTTCTTTCTTATTATGCTCAATAAAATGTGGAGAAAAGATCTTCCTACGGCAGGTGTGAGTAAGAATGGTATCAACTATCAGTTGGCTATCAATGAGGAGTTTTGGACAAGTCTTAGTGAGAAGCATCAAATGGGATTGCTTAAGCATGAGTTATTGCATATTGCTTTTGGACATTTAGTAAGTTTTAGTTCTTTTAGAAACAAGAAGCTTGCTAATGTTGCAATGGACATGGAGATCAATCAGTATATTGATCCAGATTATTTGCCAGATGGAGGTATAGATATAAACAACTATGAAGACCTTAATCTTGATAAGAAAGCAGGTTGTAGATATTATTATGATAAACTACAACAGCTTAAAGATGAGAAGGACAAGGATGGTACCTGTGGGAATGAGGAGATGGATAAGTTGCTAGACAACATAGACAACGGAGATATTCCTGATCATAGTACATGGGAAGAGTTTGATGATCTTAGTGAAGCTGAGAAAAAACTAATTGAGAAGCAAATTCAAAAAGTTTTAGCAGATGCTAAAGAACAAACTATTAAGAAGCGGGGGAATGTTCCAGGTGAGATAGAAGGTGTTATAATTATTGAAGAAATAGTTAAACCTAAATTTGACTGGAGAAGTTATGTTAGAAGATTTTCTGGTACAAGTACTAAAGTATTTACCAAGAAGATTAGAAGAAAAGAGAATAGAAGGTATGATGAAAATCCTGGCCTTAAAATTAAAATGAAACAGCATATGTTGTTGGCCATTGATACTTCAGGTTCTGTAAGTGATGCAGAGTTAACTGAGTTTATGAATGAGATACACCATATCTATAAAGCTGGAGTAGATATTACAATAGTTCAATGTGACACAAGTATTAATTCTATAGAAGAATACAAAGGTAAGAATGAACTAAATGTAAAAGGTAGAGGTGGGACTGAGTTTGATCCAGTCCTAGATTATTATAATGCTAACCAAAAGAAATATACAAGCCTGGTGTATTTTACTGACGGAGAGTGTTATACATCTGTAAAGCCAAAAGGACGTGTCCTGTGGGTTTTGTCAGAAAGATCAAGTATGAATGAAAGTTTACCAGGTCATGTAATTAAATTAGAACTATAAAAAGAAAAACTATGAGCACAGTACAATTAAACGTAGAAGAGTTAAAAGGATTTATCCGCCATATGGTTGCAAATAACCAGTATATCCAAAGCCAAGGAAAAGTTCCAGTGGCAATTAATATTGAAGGTGATGCCGGTCTCGGTAAGACTTCAGCTATCATGCAGTTAGGTAAAGAACTTGACATGGATGTAGTAAAGCTTAATTTATCTCAGATAGAAGAATTAGGTGACTTAGTTGGTTTTCCTGTTAAAGAATTCTTGGTAAGAAATGCAGAAGGTAAAGAGCGTTGGATAAATGAAGCTCAGATTCAAGGAGCTCTTAATGCTAAGTTTACTGTTGTAGATAAGAGAATGGCTCATGCTGCTCCAGAGTGGATTCAAGGTAAAGGTGAGGGTGGCTTCTTGGTATTGGATGATTATACCAGAGCTGACCACAGATTTATGCAAGCTACTATGGAGATCTTAGATAGACAAGAGTATGTTTCTTGGAAGCTACCTAAGAACTGGCATGTAATCTTAACCACTAATCCAGACAATGGTGACTATAATGTTACTTCTTTGGATGTTGCTCAGAAGACCAGATTTATTTCTGTAGAGATGAAGTATGATGTTAATGTGTGGGGTAAATGGGCTGAGACAGCAGGAATAGATGGCAGATGTATTAACTTTATGTTGATGCACCCAGAGCTTGTAACTCAAAGAGTAAATCCAAGAGCTATTACTACGTTCTTTAATGCTATCAGTTCTATTCCAAAGTTTGAAGATAATCTTCCACTAATTCAAATGATTGGTGAGGGTTCTGTTGGTGCTGATTTTAGTTCTATGTTTACTATGTTTATTAACAATAAACTAGATAAGATTATCTCTCCTGATGATATTCTTAACAAGGATGAAGCATATGTAATGGGAGCTTTGACAAGTGCAGTTGGTAAAGATGATGATTTCAGAGCAGATATTTCAAGTGTGATTGCAACCAGATTGGTAAACTATTCACTTGTTATGGCTGAGAAGGGTTCTATTGCTGCACCTATTATTGATAGATTAGCTAAGCTTACTACAGACTGTGAAGCATTTACAAATGACTTGAGATATTATATGATCAAAGAGATTGTAAATGGAAACAAGGTGAAGTTTGCTAAGCTCATGCAGAATACTAATGTGGTGAAGATGGCTATCAGCTAAAACAGTGATAGAACAGTTACCCCTTTAGTCAAACATCAAACAAATTAATAACTAAGATGGGGGAAGGTAATGCTTCCCCTATTTTTTATAAAACAAGTATGGAAAAATATGTTCATATAGAATTACACGGAGATTGTAATCATGATTACATTTCTGGATTCAATGTAAGTATTATAGAAGGACTAGAAACTAATATTTCTAGTTTTGTAAATTCAAAAGGATATGTTCCTAAACAAGGAGACATGATATATTTATTACCTGGCGTAAACATTCCGCGGGTAAAACTAAAAGATTTAGCATTAAATCTTGGTATTAGAGTTGTGAGAGATCCAGAAAAAGCCAATGTTATATTCAGTGGTAAGAGCACTTTGGGTAAAATGACAACTTCTCAGTGGTATTATATAGTAGATGCTAATACTATTTTTGAGAATGTTAAAACAATTGCTAAAGATGATTATTATATTGAAAAATTAGAAACAGCTCTTGCTGCATCAGGTGCTACTAAAATTTGTGCAGATTGGTCAGACATGAGAAATTCACTATGTCGTGGAGATAGTGGTATTTATGACAGCAGTTATGTTTATGGAATAGAACCAGAATATCAAGAAGCTTATAATGCAATTCAAGGTAAGAATATTTATGATGAGTCAGAGTTAATTGCTAATATTAATGGTGATGACTCTACTGTAATAGATGAAGAGGTTTTTCAGCAATTGAAAAATATGTTTGATAGTTCAGATAGTGACAATCATATTTTGGCTATGGAGATTATGGCAAACTCTCACTATGAAAAGAGTATTTTATATTTACAGATGTTGCTTTCTGATCATCACCATGAAATAGGTAACTCACATACCAAGAATCATGTGAACTTTAAATCAATGCTAAGTTATTTTAATTGGACTTCAAGAAGCCTAGGTTCTAGAAACTCAGAAACTATAATAAATATAATTGATGAAAAAGGTTTACTTACTGTAGATATGATCAAGAGATTATATAAAGAGTATACTAACTCTGTTCATGCAAATTTCAATTGGAGTGATGTATTTGAAGTTAAAGAAGTAACTATCAAACAAGAGTATCTTGATAAGCTTAATTTATCTTCTCTAAATTTAATTAATCCTGAGCCTGAAGAAAATCTTGAGGTCACAGATCCAGTAGATGAAATAGTAACAGATGAACTTATAGAAGCTGCATTTACTAGACTTCATAGAAATGATCTTAAGGCGGAACTAGCAATAGAAGAAGAGCTTATTCAGGAAGAAGAAGCCAAAGTAGAAGAGCAATCAAATAACAATCAAATAGAAGAAAGTAATGGCGGGAATGACCTTGACTGGTTCTGAGGAACTAGAGAAGTTTTATAAAGAGAAGTTTTATTTCAGCTATAGTAGTCTGAGTAAACTTCTTTATTCTCCCGTGGCATTCTATAATCATTATGTGCTCAAGAAGAAAGAAGACATTGTGGGACCCCATCTGGTAGCAGGTAGGGTTCTGCACTGTCTCTTATTTGAAGAGGACAAGTATGATGATTATTTTACAAGCCTTCCGGGAAAACTACCAACTGATAGTCAGAAAAAGATTATTGATAATATTTTCAAGATACACTTGTCAGTAGAAAATAATACATTATCTTTGGAAGACTATTCAGCAGATATACTCACAGAGCTACTCACAGCTAATCTTTATCAGACACTCAAGACAGACCAACAGAGACTTGATAAGATACTCACAGAAGAAAACAAAAATTACTTTAAGTTCTTAAAAGAAAGTCAAGATAAACTAGTAGTTGATGAACCTACTCTAAATGGCTGTAGAGAAGGTGTTATTGTTCTAAAATCCAATCCGGAAATTAGACAGCTACTACAACTTGACAGGACAGAGGAAGATACTCATCTAGAAGTTTACAGTGAGTTGCTTGTAAGCGTTGATGTAGATTATCTACCTTATGGTTTTAAGGGAATTATAGACAATCTTGTGATAGATAAACAATCTAAGACAGTCTTTATTAATGACCTTAAGACAACAGGTAAATCTCTTTTAGAATTTCCGGACTCTGTGCAGTATTATAAATATTGGTTACAAGCCGTGACATATGAGAAACTTGTGTTTCATAAATTTCTAAAAGACTTACCTGATTTGGAAGAGTGGACATTGTATTTTACTTTTATAGTAATAGACAAATACAACCAAGCTTATCCTTTTCAAGTCTCGAGAGAGACAATGGCCATATGGCAACAAGACTTTGATGAAGTAATGGATATTGCTAAATATCACTATGAAAGCAAAGACTTTACACTGCCATATGATTTAATTATGGGTAATGTAAAATTGTAAATTATGGTTATTGATGCGCTTTATGTAAAATACTTTCAAAAGTCCAAGATATTTTTATATCCGCTCTTGGGCATAAAAAGAGGAACAAGTGTTACTCCAAGTGAAACTTATGTCATTTGGAAAGACAAGCAAATTAGTTCTGAGGATAGAAAACTAATATGTGTATACCCAAATAGAACAGATCAAGAATATAAAACATTTGAATCAAATGTTCTACTTAATCATAATAGGTT